GGTGGTACAGGTGTAGCTTCAGCTACCGCTTACGCTTTATTGGCAGGAGGTACAACCACAACAGGTCCATTCCAATCTATTGCTTCCGTAGGTACCGCAGGTCAAGTATTAACATCGAATGGTGCAGGTGCTTTACCAACATTCCAAGCCGCGTCAGGTGGCGTTACAACAATTAGCTTTGGTTCTACAGGCTTAACTCCATCGACCGCAACATCAGGAGCTGTTTCAGTAGCAGGTACACTAGCGATTGCTAACGGCGGTACGGGATCAACATCTACAACGTACTGTAGCCTTACAGCTAACGTAACAGGCACACTTCCTGTAGCTAATGGCGGTACAGGTGCTACAACAATTACAGCAAACTCAGTTATTTTAGGTAATGGTACATCAGCGTTAAATGCAAACTTAGTAGCACCAGGCACAGCAGGTAATGTTCTTACATCGAATGGTTCAACATGGACATCAGCCGCAGCGGGTGGTGGTCAGCTCAAAGCTGAATTATTTACAGCACCAGGCACTTGGACTAAACCTTCATCAGCTTCTCAAGTAATAGTAACAGTTGTTGGTGGTGGTGGCGGATGAAATTTAGCTAATGGTAATGCTCAACCAGGAAATTCAGGATCAACTTCATCATTTGGACCAGCGGTTTCATGCACAGGCGGTGGTGGTGGCGGTGCTAGTAATAATCAACCTGGTACCCCTGGTAGTGGTACAGTATCTGTAGGAACATCGCTTAATACCGCACCTGTTTCTCCTCGGGGTTCGGCTGCCAATAGTTATCTAACATTAGCGCCTGCAATACGCGGGCTTTTTGTAAATGACAGTAACCCTGGTAACGCAAGTACCGCTTATTCAACTACTCTCACATTCATTGCGGGATCAGGTGGATCCTCTCCATCTCAACCTAGTGCTGGGAATTCTAGGGGTGGATTTGGAGGTGTAGCGGTTGCTGTTGTTCCTGTTTCGGCTCCTGTTGCAATTACTGTAGGTGCAGGTGGAACTTGCCCTGGAAATAGTCAACCAAATGTTAATTTCGCAGGTACAGGCGGAGCAATTTTGGTTGAATTTGTAGGATAACATAATTAAAATTGTCCAATATAATTGAGATTGAAAATTTTTTATCTCACGGTGAATGTGATAATTTAATTGCAGTACATAACGAATTGTTTGATAAGTACGGAAAACTACATAATCAAACTGAAGTTTTAACATTAATGGGCACTTTATTAAATAGCGATAAAAAAAGTAACAAATTAAAACATTTACACGCAAAAATAAGTGCTCATATTCAAGATATAGACAAACATAGTTTTGTAAATTATTTTGAAGTTGTTAAATGGAAAGAAGGTTTAAATATGGAAGGACATTATGATTTTGATTATCATACATGGACTTCGGTAATATATTTGAATGATGATTATGAAGGTGGAGAAACCTTTGTAGATGATAAAATAATAATACCTTTAAAAGGAAAAATAGTAACTTTTACGGGATCTGTATTATTACATGGTGTAAATAAGATTTTAAAAGGTAATAGATATACCACTCCTGTTTGGTATATGTCTACCGACGTAGTGTAACATTTTTAACAAGGAAAAATAAAATGGCAAAACAAGCTTTAATTTCAACAATTGAACCAAGATATACAGGGTATCGTGTCGCTCAAGTAGTAGACTCTAAAGCTGATACATTTGAAGTGGCAAATACTTTATTTTGGGCTGACTGCGCTGAAAATGTTGTGGCGGATCAGTTTTGGTATAACCCTGATAATCAACAAATTGAACCAAATCCAATTGTACCTCCACCAACACCAACAGCCGAGGAAAACAAAAATTACGCAATTGAATTATTAAGTGAAACAGATTGGGCAACTATCCCTGATGTAGCTGATCCTGCTATCAGTAATCCATATCTAACTAATCAACAAGCATACTTTGATTACAGAAATTTAGTGCGTCCTTATACAATTAATCCTGTAGCGGGAAATATTAATTGGCCAACACAACCAACACCAATTTGGTCAAATACATAATCCACAAACATGGATTCAATACAGGAATTTAAAGATAAGGGCTATGTACATTTAAAAAATCTTTTACATAAAGACTCTTGTAAAGAATTAACTCAAGAATTAAAAAGATTAGTTGATCAAAAGAAAACTGTTAAAGATGTACAATGCCCTCTATCTCAAGCCATACATGGCACAGTAACTTTTGATAAGTTATTAGAAGATTTAACTCCGTACTTTGAAGAAGCTTCAGGACTTAAATTATTTCCTACATATTCATATGCTAGATTTTATAACGGTCAAAACGAAGAATTAAAAGTTCATAGAGACAGACCTGCATGTGAAATATCCGCTTCACTTACACTAGATTTTGAAGGTGATGTATGGCCTATCTATATGGGCGCTCATGAGGATAAGTCCAATGCTACAGAAATTAAAATGGAGATTGGCGATGCGGTTATGTATAGAGGTTGTGACATATACCATTGGCGTGAAGCATACAAAGAAGGTAAGTGGCAAGCACAAGTATTCTTGCATTATGTAGACCAAAATGGCCCTCATGCTGAATGGAAATATGACAAACGTGAGTCATTAGGATTAAGTAAGACAGTTTGCGAACAAACAAATCAGGAGGATCGATTTGATGATTGCTATTTAGTTAGAGATGCAGTAAGTGAAGCTTTTTGCGACAAACTTATTCAAGAATATTCTAAGCCCGAAGTAGATAAATTACCTCCTTCTATTGGTAATGGGGAAGGAACCATTGATTTAGATATTAGAAACGTGCAACGATTACAACTACCTTTATATGCGGGTATTAGTGCAACGCTTACAGCAATAGGTTTAAATGTAAATCATGAGGTATGGAAGTATGATATTACTCATTCTAACCAATCTGAATTTTTAATGTATGACGTTAATGGTAAATATAAAACACATACAGATACATTTCATAACAGGTCAACCGAAGTTAGAAAACTTACTGTGTTAGCATTCTTAAATGATGACTTTGAAGGTGGTAAGTTTTATATAGCTAATGGTCATGAAAGATTTTATCCTGAACAAAAAAAAGGCACTGTTTTAATATTCCCTTCCTTTATGCCACATGGTGTAGAGCCTGTAACTAAAGGTATAAGATACTCTATCGTGACATGGATGGTTGGACCTTACTTTAGATAAGATATACAAAACAGATGTTTAGGGTATAATATACAGGCAACAAAAATTAAACTACTTTTTAAAAAGGAAATAAAATGAACGAAAAAATTAAGTTAGAATTATCTTTAGAAGACTCAAATGCTTTACTTGCGAATTTAGGTACATTACCCTATCAAAATGTATTTTCTTTAATTAAACAAATTCAAGAGCAAGGTGTTCCGCAAGCTGAAATTATTATGAAAGCTCGTAAAGAAGCCGAAGAAGTTCAAGAAGCAAAAGAATAACAAAAGGAATGTTTTTATGTCTCAACATCAGATTCAAGAGGTTGACAACCGTCTAAGTACTCACGAGGAAGTTTGTGCGTTGAGATATGAAGCAATTAACGCAAGACTAAAAAGATTAGAAGGAATTTTAATGGCATCTGCGGGTGCCATTATTCTTTTATTACTTAGTATTGTTTTAAAATGAAAAATATTATTGCTTTATTGTTGTTTATTGGCTTAATGGGATGCACATTGCATACATGGGCAGAAACTACTACGATCAATCAAAAGGGGATGCCAGTTCCCTCTGCTATGGCACCTAGTATGTCGGCATTCTCACAGGATGTGTGCGCAGTACCTATAAGCGCAGCAGGTAATTTAGGATTTATCTCTTTATCAGGTGGCACAGTATTACTTGATGAAAACTGCGTAAAGATTAAATTAGCAAAAACTCTTAATGATTTAGGATTAAAAGTAGCTGCTGTATCAGTACTATGCCAAGATCCAAAAGTTTGGGATGCTATGGAAATGAGTGGTAGTCCTTGTCCTATGGGTGGTGCTGTAGGTTATACAGCTAAAAAGGCTTGGTATGAAAAAGATCCTGAGAAGTTTAGAAAGTTATATGGTCAGAATTACACTCTTCCTACTCCTCCTAATACTAAGGAATAACGCTTATGCTTGGTCTTGCAATTTCCAAAATACAGAAGATGGGTGGTATCTTCAGGGATCTATGGTGTGCAATGGTATTGACCCTCAAGAAGCTTTACAACAACATTACTGCTCTTGGTACAGACCT